AGCAGATGCAAAAGGTATGATTGCTTTATATGAGAAAGCTATACAAAGTAGTATTTCTGAAGCTGAACAAAAGTTAAATGGTAAGAAGGTGAAATTAGCACCTAAACCATATTCAGTTGCAGATGGCTTTGCAGTTTTTAAATATAAAATGAAAGCAACTGGAATAAACAGGAAGACTAAAGAACCTTTTAGTCAAAGACCTGCTTTATTTGACGCNAAGAAAAATCCTCTTAANCCANCNTCTTGTAATATCTGGGGTGGTTCTAAGATGAAAATTGCTTACGTGTTGAGAAGCTATTACTCACCTGCATTAGGTGCAGGAGTGACAGCACAACTGAAAGCAGTTCAAATCATAGAATTAGTCGAAGGTAAGCAAATGGATTTATTTGCTAAAGAAGATGGCTATGAAAACAAGACGTCACCAGAGGAGATGAATAATGTACCACAGACAGAAGTTCAAACGAGTACAGATTTCTAAAGACGTCACATTAAAATCAGGATTGGAAGAAGTTGTTTATCATTATTTAACTAATGCTAAATGCACTTTTAAATATGAAAGTTTAAAAGTCACTTACTTCCAACCTGAAACTAAAAAGACATATACACCTGATTTTCCAATTAAGGGTTCATTTATCATAGAAACTAAAGGTGCTTTTAATAGTGCCGATAGAAAGAAGATGAAGCTAGTTAAGAAGCAAAATCCTAAATTAGATATTAGGTTTATATTTTCAAACGCAAAGACAAAGATTGGAAAGAAAAGTTTAACTACTTATGGCAAGTGGTGTGAACTTAATAACTTTCCTTATCATTGTATTTATTCAACACAACAAACCTTCCCACAAGAATGGTTAAAAGAAATTAAGGAAAAACAAAATGGCAAGACAAGAAACTAAATATATAGTTATTCATTGTTCTCAGACTAGACCTTCACAAGATTGGGGTGCTAAAGAGATAGATAGAGTACATAGAGAATTTGGTTGGTTAAAGATTGGTTATGGAAAAGTAATTAAAAGAGATGGAACTGTAGAACAAGGTAGAGAAGATGATGCAGTACAGGCTCACGTAGCAGGTTATAACCATACAGCTTATGGACTTTGTTTAGTAGGTGGTGCAACAGAAGAAGATTGGAAAGTTGGAGAAGACAATTTTACAGGTGAACAATTTGAAAGTTTAAAAAAAGTTTTAGAAGAATTAGTTGTTAAGTATCCTGAAGCTAGAATAGTTGGACATTATGAATTAGATGAGAAGAAGACTTGTCCTAATATTAATGTAAGAGAATATTTATTAAACGAAGATATTAAGAATTACAAATTTCAAGATGGTTTGACTGATGAAGCTGATTTAGCGGAATTGGAAGATGAACCAAGAGAATAAATTTCTCCATCATAGTCCTTGTGAGAACTGTGGTAGCCGAGACAATCTAGCGGTCTATGAAGACCATACATATTGTTTCGGTTGCCGACAGTACAATACATTAAATGGTGAACTACCAAAAACAAAAGAGAGAACAGAATTTAAAAATATGATTGATGGAAAAGTAGAAGCATTACCAAGTAGAAAAATAGATAGTGAAACTTGTAAGAAGTTTAATTATCAGACAGGTGAATACAATGGACAACCTGTTCATATAGCTAACTACTATGACAAAGATTATAATATCGTTGCACAGAAATTAAGATTTCAAGATAAAAAATTTACATGGCTTGGCGATACAGACAAGATAACTTTGTTTGGTCAAAACCTTTGGAGAGATGGTGGCGATAAATCAAAACTTATTATTACTGAAGGCGAATTAGATTGTCTTTCTGTAAGTAAAGTTCAGCAAAATAAATGGCCTGTAGTTTCTGTACCATCAGGTGCTACTTCAGCAAAAAAATATATTAAAAAAGAATTAGATTGGATTTCAAAATTTAGCAGTATTATTTTGATGTACGATGAAGATGAAGCAGGAAAACAAGCTGTTATTGATTGTGCAAGTATTCTTCCAGTAAAAAAAGTTAAGATAGCAACACTACCTGCAAAAGACCCAAGTGAATTATTACAATCAGGTAGAGGTGAACAAATAGTTCAAGCTATGTGGGAAGCAAAAGCCTACACACCACAAGGTATAATTGAAGGGTCTGAAACTAAAGACCTATTACTTAAAGACGATTTTGTTGAGACTGTTCCATACCAATGGAATGGATTTAATAATAAACTAGGCGGTATAAGGCAAGGTGAACTTGTCTTATTAACCGCAGGTACAGGAATTGGTAAGTCACAAGTTTGTAGAGAAATTACACATCACTTAATTAGTAAGAAACAAAAGGTAGGATACATCGCTTTAGAAGAAAGCGTTAAACGAAGTGTCAGAGGAATTGTTTCTGTAGGATTAAATAAATTAATGCACTTACCTGAAGTAAGACAAAATATTTCAGACGAAAAAATTTTAGAGGAATGGAATAAGGTAAAAGATTATATTTGCTTTTACGACCACTTTGGAAGTTCTGACACAGAAGATTTAATGAACCGAATTAGATATATGGTTCAGTCATTAGATTGTAAGACAATTATTTTAGACCACATCTCAATCGTAGTATCAGGTATTGGTGAAGGTGATGAAAGAAGATTAATAGATAACACTATGACACAACTAAGAAAGTTAGTTGAAGAATTAGGTTGTGCATTATTTCTTGTATCACATTTAAAAAGACCTGAAGGTAAAGGTCACGAAGAAGGTTCACAAGTATCCTTGTCACAACTTAGAGGAAGTTCAAGTCTTGCTAGTCTAGCAGACTCGGTGATTGCCTTTGAGAGAAACCAACAAGATGAAATTCAAAACAATGTTATGAAAGTTAGAATTTTAAAAAATCGTTGGTCAGGTGATACAGGCATTGCTTGTAATTTAATTTACAATAAAGAAACAGGCAGATTAACTGAAGGTACTTTTGATGAATGAGAAACTTCTAACGAAGTTCATTCTTTCATTCTTAATAGAAAAACAAGATTATCTTTCACTAACACAAGAACAACAAACAATAGTTTTTGAAACTTGTAAAACTATTATGACTGCAATTTATAATGCAATTAAATATGACAATGTATTTCCAGTCATTATGTGTGGAGATGTTGAAGCATTTAAAGTTATAGAAAAATCAATCAAGCAAGTAGCAGATTTTTTACCAAGCGTAGAAAAAATAAAAATACATTTAATACATTAATATGAACCTAGTAGTAGACCTAGAAACAAATGGTTTCTTGGACAAAGATAACTTAGTCATACATTGCGTTGTTTGTAAGGATATAGAAACTCATCAAGTTTATAAATATAATCCTAACAACTTAATGGACTGCCTAGAATTGCTAAAGAGCTAAAGCAATTATTGGTCATAATATTTTGGGCTTTGATATTCCTTGTTTGAAAAGAGTTTTAAATTTTACTTACAAAGAAAAGGTATTTGATACCTTATTAATGAGTAGATTAATTTGGACTAACTTATTAGACCACGATTATAAACATAAAGAATTACCTGCTAAATTATATGGTCGACATTCCTTAGAGTCTTGGGGTTATAGATTAGGATTACGTAAAGGTGATTATCAAGAACATTCAGACTTTACTGAATATAACCAAGATATGCTTGATTATTGTGAGAGAGATGTAGAAGTCACTCACTTACTTTACGATAAAATAATTAAAGAAAACTACTCTAATACAGCAATAGAACTAGAGCATAAGTTTGCTAGTTGGATTGTTAAGCAAGAACAACATGGAGTATATTTTGATGAGACGTCTGCTCAGACGCTACATACTATCCTAACCAAGAGGAGACTAGAGTTAGAAGATAATCTAGCATTAGTCTTTTCCTCTTGGCAAAAGTCTTTAGGTTTTAAAACTTATAAAAGAGATAATAGAAAAAGAGGAATTAAAGCAGGAGTACCAGTTGAACAATTTAAAACTGAAATATTTAATCCTAGTTCAAGACAGCATATAGCAGATAGATTAATTAACGTATTAGGTTGGAAGCCTAAAACATTTACACCTACTGGCCAACCAGAGGTAAATGAAAAAGTTCTAAACTCACTACCTTATCCTGAAGCTAAACTTATTTCACAGTATCTAATGGTACAGAAAAGATTAGGTCAGTTAAGTGATGGTGACCAAGCATATTTAAAATTAAACAAA